CGACAGTAGTTTGATCGATGACCTGCTTCTGCCGCTTCAGGCTCTCTTCGGAGTTAGCCTGCATCGAGTCGGTGGCTTTATTTATCTCGCCTACCTTCTTGATGTAATCCGAGTTATCGGCTACGATTTGCAGTTCTATTTTTTCGGCCATCGTTTATTCGCTTTTCAAAGTTTGATATAAACCCAAAGAACTCGAACACATCGAACCGGCACAACCGATCGATCTCCGTCGCCTTTCCGTCACACACGGCATAAAGCAAGTCAGTCCAGTATTTTTCATTCGTTACGAGTTCTTTATAGATGTTTCTTGCTCCTTCGCTTTCTCCACGCTTGAAGTATTTCGGATAGTGATGTTGTAGGCTGGCATCCAGCCGTCCACCAAGCTGGCTGCCAAGTGGAAGAAAGGGCTTACATCAAGCTCCCCGCTCCAGCACTCTATCTTATCCTTCATTTTAGCCTCGTCAAAGACCGTGATATCTTCGTCGGCCTCGCTGATAAACAATGCACACAACCGCAGCGCAGCGGCATCCTTGCTCTCAATCGAAGCCACCCCGTGAAGAAGATTGTAAAGCGTAACGGCAAGATCGCCCCAGTTCTTATTCGTCTGCACCAGGTCATAAGCCTTTTGTATCTCTTTGAACAGCTCGACAAACGTGGTTGAGAACCCGAACTCAATCGAGATGCGTTGCAGCTCGCGGAAACGATTGAATGAAAGCGAATCCTGGACATAGAACGTTCGGCCTCCACAGGTAAATTTCTTATCTTTAAAGTCTATTACTTTTAAACTATCCGTCATAATCTATTAATTTGTCAAGTATCATTACTATTAAAATAGTTCCCGATATAAAAAATATATGCTCAAAAAGATTGTAATAATGAAAATGCTTAATCAGGTAAAACCATAAAGCTACTTGTCCAGCAAAACACAAATTACAGCCGCCGAGTGGCTTAAAAATGAAGTCCCATTTAATCTTATCAATTAGCTTATAATAGAAGTAAAATATCATTCCTGGTGAAGTCAGGATGACAAATACATAAGCGATTACACCTATCGCAACGGCTTCTTTTAACATTATACTTGTATTATCGTCACTGTATTATTTGCTACTACACTAATTATAAATCCTGTACTATTGAGGCAAACTTTGCTGTGTTAATAAATCCTGTACTATTGAAGCAAACTTTGCTGTGTTAGTCCACGGAGCTACATCGTATCCTGTTGAACCTGCTTGTATGTGGAGGGTTGCTGCATAATCGCCAAAGGCACTTCCATCAGTTGATGGAGCAATCAATGGGTACATATTAACAGTTGCTAAGGATGAACAACCGCTGAATACAAGCATACTTATAGTTGTTATACCACTACCAATAGTTATGGATGTTAATGATGTACAACCAGTAAACACATATGGCCTAAGATTTGTTATACCACTACCAATAGTTATGGACGTTAATGATGTACAAACACCAAACGCTCCACTCTCCATACTCGTAACACTATCGGGAATAATTAAGGTGGTCAATGCTGTACAATTATCAAATGCAGCCGCACCAAGACTTATAACACTATTACCAATAATTAAGGAAGCTAATGAGTTACAACCACTAAAGGAATACTCACCAATACTTGTTACACTATCAGGGATAGTTATGGAGGTTAATGCAGAACAACTACCAAACGCCCAATCCCCAATGCTTGTAACACTATCAGGAATAGTTATTGAGGTTAATGCAGAGCAATTACTAAACGCAGTACCTCCAATACTTGTGACACAACCTGTATCTTCTACTTCTAACAGATTTGTATTTGAATCAAATAAACTTTCCTTCAGGGTTATTCCACTACCTCCTGTTAATATTACTACATTCTCATTTACAGTAACAGTTATAAATGGTGTGCCATAAGTTGGAAGGTCAAAAAACGTATTCCAATCACTAACTGATGAAGCATCGGCAACAGGCACATTAGCAATGTCATCAAAAGTTAATTCTAATGCCAAAGGTTCTTCAGTCGTAGGTTCTGGACATTCCATACATCCTCCAACATTAGGTTCATGACATTCGGGAATGACAAAGAACTCCGTGCGGATATCCAGCGCAAAATAATCATACGGCATAAGCAGGTACTGCGTCTGATGCTCATTATACGTGTATTTTGAGAAGATCCCGCTGTCCCTTCTTGCTTGCGAAGTGACAGTAATCGTCACCCCGCGCATCGCCCCTATCACCTGCGGGGTGTCAGGCAGTGACTTGATGATGTCAAGTATATATTCTCCGGTTGATCCGCATCCCGCGCCACGAAGGAGTTTATAATTCAGCCAGGCAACCAACCGGATATTACTTTCATAATGTAACCTTTTGCCGCGACGCTCACGAAACGAGAATGACCCGTCCTCGAAGTAAACAACCGAAGTATATTTCGAGTTAGGGGCAAGCTCATCATAGCACCCTTCCTTACAGGCATCGTCGTAATCCAGCTGACATGAGATAGGGTAACGCTTTTCGACCTTCGTACCATCGGATGTCTGGTAGATGCGCGCCACCTGGGTCATGCCCGCGAGCTTCTCGATCCACGGCAGGTCGGTGATGTAACCGACAATTATATTTGCGATCTTGTTGTTCATAGAAATCCCTGCTCCCTCCACATTTGAGTTAAACGGCTTTCAATAAAACCGGCAAGTTTAGATATCTCGCCATCACTGAGGTCAAGTATCGTACCCTTGCGCTCGGTGTTACCGGCAAGTTTCTTCATCTGCTCCTCGGACAAGGTGCTGATACGGGCGCGCCCTACCTTATGCTCATCGTCACCCGAAACCACCTCTATATTTGCCCACATACGGCCGGAGAATGCGAAGTCCACGTAGTTAGTCTGTCGCCCGTGCAACTCACGGTATTCTTTATACCCACCGGCTAATTCAAACAGACGGATATTCTTTCCGCCCCTGTTGAGTGTTACCCAATTTAATTCCTTGCGTTTTTTCTTGCTGCCAGCAACTTTATTATAAGCCTTCTTTGTCATTGACGAATAACCGGCAAGCATCGGTGTTGTTGAGTACGGGTCAAACATCTCGCCCTCGGCGTTCTGGCCTGTCTTGATTATACGTTCCTTTAACATTGCATTAGCCGATTGAGCGACCTCAAGCATGACATTACCCCAATCCGTAATAGTCTTGTCGGTTATAAAGTTAATCCGTGTCGTCGCCTCTTCCGGTTTCATAACATCTGTGCCCTTCGTCTTATGCCCATCGGCGGTTTACATTTCATGCAGTCATTGCGGTCATCGTCGAGGTTCTGCGCCAGCCAGTCGATCAGCACCGCATAACGCTTGTTGTAATAAACGCGGTTCTCGTTCAGTGCTTCAGTGCCTAAAAGTGTGTAACGGCTGACTTCTCCAGTATCCATGATGTAATTCGTCAGGAACTCGCCAGTCTTGTAAAGTATAGCCCATGCCATCGCGCGGTCCTGCTCGTCGTCATTGAAGTCGCTGTTCTCTGTGCAAAGCGCATCGAAGATGCTGCAAGTGAAGTTGCCGTGAAGGATCATCCCCGCGGCATTACCGGCCGTTGGCCAGTCTTCACGCGTGGTGAGGTCGTCGCCATAAACACCGGCAACCATCGCCCATTCAGTCCAGCGGTCACGCGAGTAGCGATAACAGGGGTCGTCGGGGCAGAAGCACCACTTGAAACCCCCGCAGCCGCAGGTTAGTTTATTCGTGTAAGGCAGTCCGACGGGTGCGATCAGGAAGTAATAGTTGCGGTCAAGCGTCAGCTCGATATCAGCGATGTCGGTCTTCGCAGGCCGTGCGGCGGCGGAGGTTAGGGGAATTGTATGCAGAAGATCATACTCGTCGTAGATCTCAAGGTTGACGGCCTCGGTTGAGTTAAGTATCAGCGATACGCCCCTTAATATAAATTTACCGCCCCGCACATCCGAATACATCCTCATGCCGTAGTAGGTCGAGCCGCTGATGGTGCGCGTGAATGATTTACTGCCGATGTCACCCGCGAAACGCTTACGTGTCGGTTCTTTGTAGTTCGACAACTCCATCATCAGGTCGGTCTGGAACGTGCGGATGGCGTTCTCGCGCGCACGGGCCATCTTCTCCCACAGCGTCGTGGAGTTGTCGGTGTTGTCAAGAATGCGCAGGGTCATTCCTTGCAGCTCATCGACGTAAAGCCCCGAAAGGCTCTCGGAGTAGTCCACGGGGTAAGCGTCGTCGATGCACGTGTCATCGGTCCGCGTAAAGCCTATTATCGAATCCCAGCATGGAGGCAGTGCGCTCATTTCTTTATGGTTTTTGGCCTGCGGACCGTTCTGCGTGAGCCGCAATTACATTTACTTAACTCTTCCATAGTTTAAATAACAAAGGATACTCCAAAATTAGAATATCCTTTGTCTTTTTATTCAAACATTATGTTTTATATTCTCATCATGCGCACGCAAATGCCAATACGCCAGTGTTAGTCTCGTCGCACGGCAGCGGGTTCTCGGCAAACAGTCCGTGAAGCTGCACCTTGACGGCGCGGTAGAACTCATTACTCTCGCAGGTATCCTGAGCTATGATGTCATAATACACTCCGGGGATGTTCTGCGAAGGCTCTGACCACAGGGCATAGACACCGGCTTCGGGCACTGCATTGACAGCACCGAGCGGATACCATGCCTTATTGATGAACGCCACGGCGGTCTTATGCACCAGGAACGTGTAGTTCGGTGCAATGGCCTCGACGTTCTCTGGGTCCTGGTAGATCTTGCGTATCGTCCCGATCTTCGACATGGCGGCGCGTCCGGCTTCGGTCATCGCCTCGTGCATACGGTTGAACAGCAGCTGGTAGAGGTTATCACCCGTGAGCAGGTACGGTGACTTGAACTTGTTGTAGCGGGTCACGATGTTGAAGTAACCCCAGATCGAGTCGTTCCATGCAGCAGCAGGGATCGTGGTCAGCGCGGCTGCGACCGTACCCACACCACCGGTGTAGGCGTTCGTTCCGGCAGCGGCAGCCAGTCCGGTAACGATATACTGTGCCAGCCACTCATCGAGGGCGCGCTTGTGCTGCATCACATTGAATGCAAACGACTCCTCGAACGAGATAGTGCGCTCGCGGTATGCGCGCTTGGGCATCTTGAACGACGACTCACGAAGGCAGTCAACCTCGTACTCCTTGCATATCGGGTCGGCATCGTCGCCGGTGATCGTGCAATCGTCGGTACAAGCGGTGGTGGTAATGTCGCACTTCTGCAACCACTCAAGGCTGACGATGCGCTTCTTCTGACCGGTAAGTTCGGTCATCTGTACTTGCTGGTTCTCAAGCACTGCCTTCGCAGCCTCGACATCAGCAATCAGGTCAATGTTTTTTATCGGGTCGACCCACAGCCTGTCGGCCATACCCTGGTAAGTGGCTAAAAAGCCACAGTCAACGGTTCCTATTGTGCTCATTGTTTTTTAGATTGGTAAGACTCCATAATTTTAATTCTCTCTTCCGGTGTCTTAGCCTTTCTCATACTGTCAACATATTCGTCTTCGTTCTTCGGGACGGCAAACGCGCTGCTCTGCACCTGCTGATTGGCCGGGCTGGAGCGTTGTTCCGAGGTCTGAAAATCAAAGAACTCCGAAGCGGTGTCCTTAACAAGGTCTGCGAATGATTTATTGTATCCGTGCGAGTCCTGCAACGGCTTGCCGTCTTTCAGGACCACGAATATGCCATCCTGCTCGGTGAACTCGAAGTTTTTGAACTCTTCGATGTACTTCTCCTTCCATCTCTGAGCCTTCTTCGCGTCTTCGGGCAGTATCGGCCGCAGGTTATCCAGTTCGGCAAAGGCGCGATCCCTGACCTTCGTAAACGTCAACTGTCGGTTGTGCGTCTGTTCGAGTTCCTCGATCTTCTTCTGCCATTCCTTATCCTTGCTCTTGAGCAGCTTGTCGCTCTCGGCCTTGAGCTTCAGGTATTCCGGGTGTGCCGTGATATCGTCACCCTTGCCTTTAATCTTTTCGACTTCGGTCGTGAGTATGAGATCGACCAGATCAACGCCGGTCAAATCGGAATCAACACCATACTTATCCTTCAACTGTGCCTCAATCTTGCTCGCCACTTCTTTCTGGCCTCGCTTGTATTGGCTCGACTGATCCTCTTTGAGTTTCGACACTCGCGCGGTATCAGCCGTTTCGGCTGCGGTTAAGGAGGTTAACTCCCCGGCATCGTTATAAAGGCTTGCCAGTTCCTCGGTGTCCATCTTTAAGGTTTTGGACAAGAACCCATTAAGCTTCTTCTGTTCAGCTTCGGTCATATTATTGTTTTTTGGTGTGTTTCTTCAGCTCCGGCAACAGCACATCCTTATTGATTACAGGACGTTTGATAATCGTCATCTCCTTCATCATGAAGTTCTTCGCCTTGCCGTTATCCTTGAGCCACTGCCATTCATCGTCGGTGATAAACTGCGTGACCTTTGTACGCTTGGATGTGATCTCTTTCATTTCTTCCTGGTTGTACGTTTCTTCGGTGCTACTTTTGGTTCTTCAGTAACTTTCTTTATGATCTCTTCGGGCTTCTCAACCTTTATCTTCGGGATGAGGATCGGCTTGGTCAGCTCAATCGGCTTGGTGATGGTAAGCTCCGATATCTTCTGCGCCCCGAAGTACTCTTTTGCCATCTCGTAAGCTCTCGGAGATAGACTGACGATCTTGCCGCGAACCATACATTTTACTTTATCTGCCATGATTAAAATGTTTTTGTAAAGTTATTAATTAATTTACTTATACAAAATATTATTTTTTCAACTCCGGCCGAATTTCTTCTGCAAGTTCCCGCATTATATATCCGATATGATGCCGACAGCGAAACCCGCCGCAGTGTTGCAACGGCTGATAACCGTCGAAACCAGCGATATAACTTGGTACTGCATTCTTGTCTTTCTGTTTAATCTTATAGCCTTCGGGGTAAACACCTTTTGCCGGTGTCCACTGCGGCCACTTCTCAGCCTCTTCGGTTGTCCATACCTTGCCGTCGTGCGCTACGCAGAAGTCACGCGAGTCCTCGACCGTGCCACCGATGTAATAAAAGTACTTCAATCCCGTCTCCTCGGCCAGCGACTGCGCATAAGCACGGTCATAGGTCATGTACAGGTCATGGGCATAACGGTTGAGGTGCGACTCAATGCCGCCGGGCAACTCGCCTGACCCCGTGATGAGGTCATTCATGCCCTTGATGAAGGTCTTCGTCGATACCTGGGCCGTAACGGCCTGCGACATCATTGACTTGACCTGCGTCAGCAGCCCGGTATTGGCCGAGAGACTGTCAAGGAAGCCGCCGCCGAGGATCTTGCCGCCTTTGATACCTATAGCCGTGAGCATCTTCGTCTCCGTGGCCGCCAGCGTACGGGCGAATGTGGCGGGCAGCGATGCCCCCATCGTCACGGTGAAGAATTGCTTGTTGAGTCCCGTCAGTCCGCGAGCCGTGTCGCCGATCTCGGAGACGAACGCCAGCTGCTGCGTCGTGGCAAAGTCTTTATACACGCGGTCAATCGACTGCAACAGTTGATAGTTGCGCAGCGTGTTGCGTATCCGCCCGCCCGTGGTGTCGAGCATCGGTATGATCTCGCGCGTGAGCTTCGAGATGAGCATCGACTGCAACCTGACAACGCTCTTACCGAGCGATGCCTCGCGCCGCGCGATGAAGTCATCCTTGCGCTTTATTACCTCACTTATCCGTCTTGGCAGCCTCATTGAACTCTCGTTTCATGCGTGAATATGTTGTCATTGCACTGTCGTGATTAAAATCACGGATACCCATATAACGGAAGTAATTGTCTATCCCCCGCTCGATGGATATCGACGGCACGATCTGTCGTTGCGCCTCTACAAAATAAAACATCCCGATGTCCTCATAGTTTCTTTTGTAGATTGCGGCGATTGCGCCTTTGTATGGTTTTTCTTTCGGCATTTGTTAGTTTTACTTGTGTTGCACGATCTGTTTTCATTAACGTCCGTGAGATATAATGATTCACAACTACATTACAAATCAGATAGTGTTTGATCCCCTTGCGTTTCAGTTGAGCCACGTAAGCATCGTCGGAATACCAGAACTGATAGGTTTCATCCAGCGGGCCGATAATATCCCAAACCTTCGAGTCAACAAACAGACACCACCCCGTGACGTAAAGGCATATATCGTATCCCTCATAGGCATAGTCGCCTCGCTTGAATAGTCGCTGACGGGGATGATTCGACAGGGCTGAGGCGGAGAGATACTCATAATACCTCATCGTGTCACCTATCGTTGACCACCCCGGCTGAAACACTATGTCATTGTTAGCAAGTATCTGAACGTCGCCCTT